TAAAGAGAATGAAGTCATACATCTGAAATTAAATCATGCAAATATCAAGCCTATATTGGATGGGCTACATCAATCATATGTGGCATTAGTTCAGGCGGCAATGAAAAACTATTCGTGGGAAAACGGAAAGCACTATAAGGTCCATATTGGGCAAATAGCCCAGGGCGGTGACGACTGGGAAAAGAATTTTAAAGGAATGCTAGAAGCGCAAGTGAAGCCATTTTTAGAAAAAGATAATGGGGTTCTTCCGGAGTTTGATGGTTATGAGTATGTGGATGTAGGAAGTGCAGGGGGAAAAAATAGTAGCCACCGTAACACCAGGGATATTCGTGCATTGGTAGATGATATATTTGCATTTACGGCTCGAGGATTTTCTATCCCGCCTGTTCTTCCGCTTGGCGATGTAGCTGACACAAAAGACGCAATGCAACGATGGCTAACAACTTGCATTGATCCAATTTGTGACCAGCTTCAGGAAGAAATCAACCGCAAGCGATATGGTTTTGAGCGGTGGAGGTATGGAGATTTTGTTCAAATTGATACGTCCAGCATCTTGCATTTTGATATTTTCGGAAATGCAGCAAATATTGAAAAGTTGGTCGGCTCTGGTGCGTTTAGCATCAATGATGTTTTAAAAGCAACAGGACAATCAGAAATTCCAGAGGATTGGGCTAGACAACATTTCCTTACCAAGAATATAGGAAAAATTGAAGATGTAGCAAATGCACTTAATGTGAAAGGGGGTGAGAAATGATGAAGCAAAGAAAAAACATGTGGGAAATCAAGCAATCTGCTAGCGGCGCATTGGAGCTGTATATTTACGGGGATGTTGTAGGTGATAGTTACGATTGGTGGACAGATGAAATTATTCGCAGTGAAACCAGTGCCAACACATTCCGTGAAACCTTGGCGCAGTACCCGAATGTAGGCGAAATCAAAATTTATATTAACAGTTATGGTGGTTCGGTGTTTGAAGGTACTGCGATTTACAATCAGTTGAAGCGGCACACGGCAAAGAAAACCGTCTACATTGATGGTTTTGCTTGTTCGGTAGCTTCCGTGATTGCCATGGCTGGGGATGAAATTATCATGCCTAGAAATGCGTTGATGATGATTCATAATGCATGGATGCATACATACGGAAATGCGTCAGAATTGCGCAAGGCGGCTGACGATCTGGACAAGATTAACAACGCTGGCAAGCAAGCTTATTTGCAAAAAGCCGGGGCTAAAATCGACAGCCAAGAACTATCTGCCAAGATGGATGCTGAAACTTGGTTAACAGCGGAAGATTGTATTAATTACGGTTTGGCAGACAGTTTTGCCGATGCTGATGCAGATATGTCAAACGCATCCGAGGTATTGCAAAAAGCAAATCTAAGCGTTGAACAACGTATTAATTTGCAGAAAAGCTTAGTGGCACAATTGAAACAGTTTTCTGAAACGAGTATCGGAGAAACAAACAGTGATCCGGTACCTGTACCACAGCAAAAAGAGCCAGACCCAAAAGAGGATCCCAAAAACGAGCCTAACAGCATAATGCAAATGCTGGGGGGCTTTTTTATTAATCAAAAGGAGAGTGGGAAGTAATGAAAAGTAATGATACTAAAAGCAAAGAAGAGGTTCGGGTGTCAATGCAATCTGCATTGTCCAGCGGGGACACAGAGGCATTCAGTAAGGCAATGAATGATATGATGTTGTGCCTTGGAGAAGAAATTAAGCAGGACTATGAAAGCCAAATTGAACAGATGAAAAAGGATGGAGATACAAGTGTACTGGCAATGCGAGGTGTTCGTCAATTGACCAGCAATGAAAAGCAGTATTACCAGAAAGTTGGCGATGCAATGAAGTCTGCCGACCCAAAACAAGCTTTAGCTAATTTGGATGTTGTAATGCCCGAAACCGTTGTTAATTCTGTTTTTGAGAACTTGCAAACAGAGCATCCGTTGTTGTCCAAGATTGCGTTTATGCAGACAGGTGGCGCAATCAAAATGCTGTTAAGTGCAAACGGCAAGCAGGAAGCACAATGGGGTGCATTAACCGATGCCATCGCAAAAGAATTGCTTTCCGGCTTTGTTGAAGTAAATGCTGGACTGTTGAAACTTTCTGCATTCATTCCCATTCCTAAATCCATGTTAGACTTGGGGCCTGAATGGTTAGATAAGTACATCAGACAAATTTTAGCCGAAGCACTGGCAAATGGTCTGGAAAGCGGCATTGTAAAGGGCGATGGAAAGGAAAAGCCAATTGGTATGATTAGACAGGTTGGCGAAGGGGTAACCGTTACGGGTGGTGTTTATCCCGAAAAAGCCAAAATTACAGTAAAGGATTTGTCTGCTGCAACAGTTGGAAATCTTCTTTCCTTGGTAGCGGTTGACCCTGATGGCAAACCAAGGGCAATCAGAGATATTTTGTTAATCGTGAATCCTCAGGACTACTTCCAAAGAGTTATGCCGGCAACCACAATCATGGCTCCAGATGGTACATACCGTAACGATGTTATGCCATACCCCATGACCATTGTCCAGTCTGCGGCGTTGTCCAGAGGTGAGGCGGTAATGGGCCTTGGTTATAAATACTTTGCGGCAGCAGGTATGGAAGCAGGAGGTAAAATCGAATATTCTGACCAGTACCAGTTCTTGGAGGATAACAGAGTTTATTTAACCAAGCTGTATGCAAACGGTTTCCCCTTGGATAATGCGGCATTCCTGCACTTGGATATTTCTGACTTGCATCCATTGACATATAAAATGGAGCAAATTACACCACCAGTAACTTCCAATGATGCAAATTTATCTGACTTAAGAATCGGTAGTTTAGCTCTGTCCCCTGCTTTTGCAGCTGGAACACTGACATACACAGCAACAACAAAAAACGGAACTAATACAATTACAGCCACGCCAAAGGATGCGGGTGCACAGATTGAAGTAAAAGTCGGCACAAATGTCATTGACAACGGTTCCGCGCCTACATGGGCAACTGGTGATAATACAGTAACGATCAAAGTGACGGCAGCAGACGGAACAACCACCAAGGAATACACCGTCACAGTAAATCTTGATAAATAGGAATGAGGTTCCTGCTGAACTCTTAGCCGACGTAAAAAATCAGTCAAATGTAACTTGGGATGATGATGCCACGGACAATAAATTCCGTGGCTTAATCGCCGCCGCATCCGTTTATCTGGATAGTAAAGGTGGTGCTACTTTAGATTATGAAGCGGACGGCTTCCCAAGGACATTACTAATGGAATATGTGCGTTACGCAAGGGATGAAGCATTAGACGTTTTTGAAAATAACTATATGTCCTTAATTTTAGCCATGCAGAATGAAAGGGCGGTGGCCAGGTATGCAGAAAGCACCAAACAGACCGAAACATGAAGTAACGCAATCTTATAATGATGGCGTTGTCAAAATTTACGAGGTGAGAAATATTGCTGAGGCGGGTTATACGCCAAAGAAAGGGCTTGCTCTGCGTTATAGTCTACGATTTGACGAACAGCGATTAGGAATTAATAGGTTATATATGAGTAGGCAGAATCAGGCACAAATATTGCGTGTATTGAGAGTACAAAGGGTGAAGGATATTTCCCCACAAGATGTTGTAATTGTTGAAGGTAGGCAATTTAAAATTGACACTGTGCAAAGCGTGAAGGACATTTATCCTCCGTCTTTGGATCTAGCATTGACTGCAACTGTGCATGAGTATGGGGTGGTTGAATGAGTTGGCAAGAACATATCATAGAGGCGCATTTAACCGTCACAAACAAGGTCGGGCACTTTAGCTATGAAAAGTCTGATCGATATTTTGTGTGGCAGGAGGACGGCGCAAATGATCTAGTAGCAGGAAATATTCATGCTGAAAAAGTTGTTACCGGTACGACTGACTTGTTTACTAAAGATGAATTTGATCTATGGGCTAGTGAAATTGAGTTTGCTTTTGATAATTCACCATTTATTTATTGGCAAATGAACAGCGTTCAATATGAAGAAAATACAGGATTCTTTCATTATGAGTGGCGATGGGAGGTTTTTTAGTGGCTAAGATAGGGTTTTCGGGTTTGGATGTTTACGTCAGGAGATTAGAACGGCTATCAGTTAATAGCGAAGAAATCACTAAAAAAGCATTGTACCAAGGCGCTAAGGTTGTTGCAGATACAGTGAAAGAGGAATTAAAGAATCTACCCACTGATGAAACATGGGGTACTGAGTCTAAACCAGCAATCGGAATAAAGCAAGAGCAAAAGGATGCTCTAATTGAAAGCTTTGGTATATCTCCTGCACAAAATAATGACGGATTTATTAATGTAAAGCTTGGATTTGATGGCTACAACAATGTGGTTAGTAAAAAATATCCAGATGGACAGCCAAATGCTATGATCGCAAGAATCGCAGAAAGCGGGACTAGTTTTTCTCGCAAAACCCCATTTATGGCTACGGCGATTAGGCGTTCTAAGAAAATTGCTGAAATAGAAATGGAAAAAATATTTGAAAATGAAACTAAAAAGATATTGAAGGAGTGATAAGGTATGGCAAAAATCGGTTTGAGTTATCCTTATGTTGCGCAATATAATGCAACAGAGGAGGGTGTTGTTACATATACAAAAGGTCAGGTTCTGGGAAAGATGGTTGAAATGTCAACTTCCATTGAA